TCACCTTCAGTTGCAACTACCGCGCCTGTTCTACCGAATACCGATGTAACAGGGTAAGATATGTCGCTAGTTAAAGCTATCGTTCCTGTTGCTTTAGGGAATGTAAAAGTATATCCTGTTGCAGATGGTAAAGTAAATGAATTACTTACACCTCCACCACTTGTGAACTTAACCCCATTGGTTAATCCACCAATATTCATATATCCTGCTAATGAACTACTTGAAGCATTTTGTAAGAATATGCCTCCGTTGTTTTTAGTAGCATCCGAGAAAGTCTTTGTTCCGCCTATTGTTTGAGCAGTAGTTAAATCTACATAGTTTGCTAGATTGCTAGTAAGGGCTATTGTGCCTGTTGAAGCAGGGAATGTATAAGTATATGAACCACTTGTGCTAAAGTTTAATAAAGCATTATACCCACCAAATAAACCTACTCTTAAGCCATTTGTTTGACCTGATAAATTAGTATATCCGCTTTGTAATGTTCCATAAGCAACTTGCTTTAATAAAAAAGAACCATCCATACTTATATCACCTGTTACACCAATGTAATCAGTATTTAACCCATTGCTAAATGTCTTAATGCCTGTTATAGTTTCCGTTCCTGCTAAATGCACTACCAAACTATCATTGGCAGGAGTATAACCTAAAGCCGTTGCTATTGATTTATTCTCCCATAATGAAGTTGAAGTATTGTAAAATAAACCTTGATTGTTTAATGGACTTTGTGCTGACACATTATGTAACTCATCCATTTCAAAGCCGTTCTGTATCCTTACCTCTACCACCCCTTGAGTTGGATGCGACCTTACAACAATAGCCACATACACTAAATGTGCAGGAGCATATTGCTTAACCGATGTCCAAGCACCTGCAACAGTAGAACTTAAATAAAGTTGTGTACCATTAGCGTACGCTTGAGTATCTAAATCACCTAAAGAACCAATAACCACCACATAGCCATTATTCATATTAGTAATGTCCGTTTGAACAATACCATATGTTTGGGCAGATGTAGCATCACCTGTTGCAATAGCCTTTGTAACTGTTGGTAAGTTTCCGTGTCCACCATTGATATAAACAACTGTTCCCTTTGTTAAAGTAGCACCTGTTTCGTTATAAACTTCCGTAATTAATCTTTGAGCTTCTGCTGAAATCGTAGGGAATGTAACCAAGTTTCCTGCTCCGTTAATGTATTGTCCTGAAGTACCTGCAAACGCAAAAGCTAAAGTTCCAGCCGTTGTTATTGGTGAGCCTGTGATTCCAATCGCACTTCCTGTTATAGATGCACCAACACTCGTAACTGTTCCATTTTGTCCGTTTGATTTTTGCCAAGTTCCACTTCCGTATAACACCCAATCACCCACCGCAAAGGTTACAGGACCAGCACCAAAATTCACAGTTCCAGCAACATTACAAATATACATATCCCCAGCATCACCTACACCATTTGTTAAGGTTGGAGTATTTGTTGCAGCATTCCAAGTTCCTAAATAAGTAACCACCGAAGATGGCAATTGAGATACAGGAACTTTTCCACCACTATCCAAAGTTGCCACACCATTTGCAGCACCCAAAGGAACTGAACTTACTACTCCACTTGTAGCCGTTAAAACCCCACCTAAATTCCTAACCTTCGCACCTGCTGAAACTACAATTTGATTTGCCATCTTATTTTAATTTATAACTAAATTATTGAAATAATGCCCTAATAAACTCCCCACTTTCTAATACCCTTCCAAAAGTCAATACCCCTGTCGCACTTACCCATTTCACTTGCTCATCAACTGCCGTTCCTGATAATAATATTTCTTGAACATCAATACCACCACGAGAAACATAAAGACAATCCTTACCAATCATATCCGTATATGTAATAGAAGTTTCACCACCTGTTGCAATTGTTCCCTTTGTATAAACCGCACCACCAGCAACAATAACTGTTCCACTTGGGATTAATTGTCGTTCCTGTTGTTCCATAAGCACCTGTACCCTGTAACGCTACACTATACGTTGCTATGTCTTTGTAAGGTGCGTTAATTTGTAAACTTGTTAAATTGCAATTACCACTAATCACTACCAAACCATCAACTCCATTATCTATAACAAACTTTACTAAAATTGTCGTTCTATCTTGTTGTTGTTGAAGTAAAAATAAATAGCCATAACCATCCAAAGTTATAAGACCATCGCAAGTTACACTCCAAGTTGCTGTATCGTTTTTGTATTCTCTATACCAAGCACTCGTTTGGCTTGTTACCTCTTTTTGGTCAACATTCACACTAAATGTGCAATTTGTAGAACACGAAAAAGCAATATCCCTACCTGCTGGATAAGCCTCCGAAGGTGGTTCAAAGTAGTATAAAATTATATTGTTGCCAATTACATTGTCTGCCATAACTACAAAGTTAATTAATTAAAAGGTACGCCATTTACTGTGAATATTGTTTCTATTGTACTACTTATCTCCTCATTTGAAATGTCTAATAAAGTCGCTTGAGTTTCACAATTAACTATGTCAATAGTCATATTCCCTGTCATATATCTATTATCTTCAATGTTTATTTGTGCTGGGTCAGTATCTAATATCTGCAATAACTTATTCGCAGCAAAATTACCATTAGTTGTTGTTATTCCAAATAGGTTACAATCTACATTAATTAAATTTCTTCTATAATTGTTAATGTATTCCTTCATTATTGTTTGGCTTAAACCATCCGTAGGACTTGTATAAGGTCCGTAACGATACCATCCTGTTGCTGATACAAAGTTCCCTGATACTAATTGTTGAATAGTTCCATAAGCCATATTTGCTTGAGTTCTATTAACCCCATCACCATCATAAATTGGATAACCCAAAGGCAAATCCATTTCTAATTGATATTGATTATTTGCATCTATTATTGAAGTTGATTTAATCAATGATAATGGAGAATTAAATGTCAATCCAAATGCTCCAACTTTTGCATAGGTAGCACAATCATAAATATCCCTTGTTAGCATATAAGTAATTGCTAAAGTACCATTTATTGGTATTGGTGGAGTTGTTAATGTAACTGTGTTTATTTTATCTTCTTCAACTAATGGAACTTGATAATAATTGTCAAAAGGTGCTATTGAAGCATCTTGCCAATTACCATCTACATTAATGTAATAAATTGCAGCACCACCACCTATTCCTGTAAGTTGTATTTGAATTTGTCCTCTTACTTTGTTATCAGGTTGAGCATAAAATGTTTGAGTATAAGTTAAAGTATCATTAGCCGTTACATATCCAACAGGATTTGTGTGAACCTCCGTTAATCCTGTAACACCTGTTGATGTTCCTAATATCATATAAAACCAATCACTTGCTTCGTATGGTTTGTTTACTAATGTAACACTACCACCTGAACCTTGATTAAATGTTTGCCACAAAGTTGGGAATCCACTTGTTAAATTCTTTAGGTTTGGATTTGAAATATAGTTAGGTGAGTAACTAATATCGTATCTATAATTGAAATTGTTATAACCTTTCTTAAATAGCTTCATTTGGCTATTATTAGTAAAGTATAAACCGCTTGTGTTTCCTGTATATGGTTGTATTTCGCTTAAAGTATTGAATGTGCCTGAAGTTACTAATAAGCCATCTGCATCGTATTCCGTAAAGTATGTGTAAGCAAAGTATGGAGCAGCAGCAAACTCATTAACCGCTACAATATACCATTTACCATTAGACTGATACAATTTACAACCAAATGATTTTAATATTTTAGTCAAAACAATTAAACAAGTTTCGTATGTTTCATCATCATTTTGAAAGTAAACAGGTCTTAAATAGCTTTGATTAAATGGTTCATATTCGCTTCCATCTCCACGATTGTCCATTCCAGCTGCAAAATAAGAACAAGCAGTAACTAAATTTAATCCTGCTGGGAATCCTATCTCACCCAAACAAGTATATAAAAAGTAAAGAACCGATTGTGGGCTTAATTTTGTGTTACCTGCTATATTAGTTTCGGTAAATGTAAATGGAATGTAATCTAACATTCCAAGTCCATCAATAGCATTAAAAGCTAATTCTTTCCTTCCTGTGGTAAATGAGTATTGAACTAAATCACTTAAAACCCAACCTTGCCAATAAATATTCCCATCTATTAATAACTTTACTAAATATTTTCTATCATTCAAAGTTGTAAAGTCAGGCATATTATCATCATCATCCGTTACATCAATACTGACATTTAATTGACTTGCATAAATAGGTTCGTAAATATCATCACTTCTTGGGATGTATTGTAACTGAATTGCAGTTGCAGGATATTCAATTACCGCAGCAACTGTGTCATCAATATACATTTCAACAACCGCAACTTCATTGTTTTTGGTTGCAGCAGTTATTTGGTATTTTAAATTATATGCCACCTCTCCTTAAATTTAATGATGAATTAGACCTTTGTAATGCTAAAACTAAATCATTGCCTCTTAATACAAATGAACCATTACTCATTCCACCGCCTGAATTTGCACCACTTGTAAATGCACTACCTAATATACTATCTAATTTACTTAAAGGCATAACGGCTTCGCTTTCGCCACCCTCACCTACCATTGCAAATGTTGGTTTGCTTACAATTCCACCTTCAGCCATTGGAGTAAATCCTAATAACTTTCCTAATCCACCTAATAATCCTCCTGTTAAATCACTTGTACTTCCAACTGGACCGCCCATACCTAATGCACTCATAATAGCCTTAAATATTAAAGCCTGAACAACCATTTGTGCAAGTTGTAAAGTCATATCTTTAAAAACATTTAAAACTGCATCACCAACATTTTCTCCTTCCATCATTGCTTGAAATATATTACCAACTCCTTGTGCAATAAAATTAGCAGTTGTTTCAGCCTCATTTAATAAGTAATTAAACTTCTTTTGTTCACTTGCTGCTTTATTTATTGCATCTGCTTCTAAAAGTGCTTGAGATGGTCCTTTAGTTAATGGTCCTTGTGGTGCTGTTGGTGCAATAGGAGATGGTTTTTTCTCTTGTGCAATATATGTTCCAACTTGTTCAGGAGTTAATTTTCTTAAAGCTAATAAAGCACCAAATGCTTCGGTTTGTTTTTTTAATGCACTTGTTGATAAATTAGTAGTGTCATTAAATTTAATTTGGTCGCTTATTACCGCCTTATATTGTGTATTTAATTGAAGTAAATTTGCATCTACATCTTTAATTGATTGAGCATTTTGGTTTAATGCTTTATTTGCTAATGTTGTATTTAAATCAACAATTGACATAGCAGAACCAGCACCCATAATGGCTGATTTTACAAATTCATATGCTTTTGTAACACCACCAACACTACCTCGCATTTCCTCAAAACTTTGGATTTGCAATCTTACTTTCTTTGCTTCTTCTTCTGCAATAACTGTTGCAAATGCTTTAGCCATTGCTTTTCGCTTTAACGATTCAGCAATGCTATCAATAACTATTTTTAATTTAGCACCATCTTGAATGTCTAATGCTTGTAATTCTAAATTACCCTTATATGTATTTTTTAATTGTGCTAATGCTCTTTCTCTTTCAGTTGTGCTTCTTGTAGTATCATCAACAATACCATTTAAAATAACAAGTTTATCAATCTCCGCTTGAGCCTCACCAACACCTTTTGACATCGTTGTATTGAACTTTGACATTGCTACATCTGCTGAAGATGCTTGAGTTACAAAATTCATTATTTCATCACCAAAAGAAACAATTAAAGAAGAAACAACACCAACTGCCAAACCAATACCTGCTGGTCCTATTAATGCAGAACCCATTGCTTTCAATGCTGCTCCTGTGCTTCCACTTGAAGATTGTAACCTTTGGAATGATTCTAATAATGGGTTAATGTTATTCGCAATACCAATAAATCCATATGGAGCATCTTGAGCAACCCTTGAAACATTGACTAAAGCCTGTGTCGCTTGATTACTTGCTGGGCTAACCCTTCTAAAAGCAGCACCCAATTGAGTTGTAGCGGTAACAGTTTCCTGTATATTTTGAACGGCTTGTTTATTGTCAGCCGTTATCGTAATTTTTAATGTTTCTTGTGCCATTTTATTATTTTACTCCGTACAACTTTAATGTTCTTGCTAGTTGCTCTTGCGTTATTTTAGGCTTTTCTTCTTCCACTTCATCACTAGGCAAAGGAAAAAAGGACTTTATACTTTTCGGATTTTTATCCGTTGAATTTGACCTATAAATCATATAAGCTAAAGTTCTTGTCCTTTCCCATTCCTTTATCTGCTGATTCTCGTAAGCCTTTTTATATAATAAAAATTCCCGCCAAGTAAGTTGCCAAAACTCATTAATTGTCAAGCCAACTTCTATTGCGAGAATAATTATTGAATCCCAGCTATATATTCCTATTTTTTTTTTCCTTTCTCTTTGGTTACTTCGGCATTTTCTTTTGTTTCAGGAATCATTGAAGTCTGCATAAATTTAATAAAATCTATTAGCTGACCATCCTTTGCAGATAATCCACCAACCTCATCAATCCAATCGCAAACGATAACATCGTTAAATTCAATTGGTTGATTTAGTGTCTTACATCCGCTTTCGGCAGATGCTTGGATTATATGCACAATTGTACCTAATTCAAAAGCACCACTTGATAAAATATTGATTAAGTCCAAAAGAGATTTATTCTCTAATTCGCAAAATCTTTTCATTGCCCAAGTACCCCATTTCAAAGGGATTGTTTTGTTGTTGTTCAGTCTTAATTCAAACATAGTTTTATGCAGTTTCAGTTTGTGTTAATGGTGGTGTTGTTACTACGAATGTTGCAGTAAATTTCACATCATCTGCATCATCAGCTTGAACTCCAAAATCACTAATAAAAACTTGACCTGAATAAACTATATCTCCTGAAGTTGGAGTTGCTTTACCCATCTTCATATTAAAAGATGTTTTAGCATAATGTGCTGCATACAATTGTTGGTAAGAATCCTTACTTGGAGTTCCTGTTTCATCAATAGCAAATCCTTCACACTCAAAAGATTGAGTAAATACAGGACTTGGTGTGTATGAATTACCACACTTTGAAGTTGCATCAATCGTGTCATTCGTTGATGTAAATGAGTTAGTTGTAAGACAAGCAACAGGTTTGTATGTTGAGTCTCCATCTATGTCAGCTAAAAGGATATAATCCCTACCGCTTACTTTTGTTTCTGCCATTTTATTTTAATTTTGAGTTATTATTAAATTGTAAGTTATTATTGTTCTAAATACATTGTCCAAAGGGTTTAAACCATCTAAATTTCTAATTGCACCAACCACCAAACTTGAAGCATAAAACCCATTTGATAAGGTTATTGCGGTTTCGGAATTGATTGCAGCTAGTATTAAATCGCTTATCGTTTCGGCTCTTTTATAACCAAAGTTACTATTTTTTATGACAATGTCAACATCAATGGTAACTGCATTGGTGTAACTGATTTTACCTTGTTCTTGATTTGAAGTTCTGCCACTCATAATAATATATTCATTAGGTGCTGAATCAGGTGCAATTCCATCATAAACAGGCAATGCACTTGAACTTGTCAAGTTGGTATAAAACCACTTTTTTATTTCTATATTAGGATTAAGCATTTAATAATTTATTTAGTCTTTGTATTAGTTTAGGTTTCTCCATTTCGTACGAAGGAATTAAAAATGGCTGTGGTCGCATACCTTTTCTTAATATGCTCAAAGCTATTACATAAGCCAAACCTTTGTCATTTTTACCATTACCAATTCCTTTACGCTTTACCCACAAAGTTAATGCTTCAACCATATCCTTAAACTTGCCTCCAGTTTTACCTTTAAATTGCTGGGCATAAGATTTGAAGTCAGCAGGTACATTTACTTGTGGTCCTGTACCAAATTCAACATAAGCAGAATATGAAGCGTTTGCTGCAACTGAATATGTCAACTCGCCATCCTTTGTTAATGCTATTGAGTTCCTTAATTGACCAAAGTTTACAGGTGCTAATCTTTTAGCTTGATTTTCTATTTTTAATGCAGATGCGTTTATTTCATCACTTACATCAACTTTTAATGCAGTAGATAATTTATTTAACTTGCCTTCAAGTTCCTTCATACCACCTAAACTTACTGCAAATGCCATTATGCGTACATTAATATTTCGTAAAATCTAAACTGATTTTCTACATCCTTGATTGAATGGATTGTGTACATTTCCCCTTCAGCCTCTATTTTGTACATATTTGTAATCGTTACATCGTACCTGATAAATAATTTAGCAGAACGAGTAAAACTTAATTGAGCCTCTAACAATGCTCTATTCTCATCCATAGGTCTAAAATCCCCAAATACGACCTCTTGTAAGGCATAGGTAGTTGTGTACCCACCTTGCCCATCAGCGGTGATTGTAGGCACATATAAGCCTATTTCCGAGTACATTGTATTCGCATCTACATAGTTTGATTTCTTGCTTCCTAATCTCATAATATTGGGCTTAATCTTGTCCAACGTTGACACGCTCTCCAAGTTTTTTCACAAATACCTGTATTTGAATCTAATCCTCTATTCTCGTAGTCGTAGCTAACTTGGTCTAATATAGCAATCTTTAAATCGTTCGGAATGGTTGTATATCCACAAGTGTAAGTAAACTTTAAGTTTTGATATGCTGGTCTTATTAGTTTAGGAAACTTACCACCGATTAAAGTATAATCTCCAACGGCTATTGTATCGCCTTGCTCGTTAATTAAACTTGTTATTGAGTTCACAGGACCATATGGTAATTCAAACGCACTATTCCAATTGGTAAACCATACAACGGCAGTTTTAGGAATAAGACTTAATCCTGTACCAACTTCAACCGCTTCCCTTGCTTGTTTAATCATTAAGGAAATTTGATTATCATCTACTGAAGTAGTAACCCTGCAATACAATTTAGCCTCTGCTAATGTTACAGGTTCGGTTACAGGTGCGGTGTCAGTTAAAGTAAAATCTATTATAAAATTAGAATATGCCATATCTCTTTTTTACAAATTTACAATAAATATAATAAAAAACCCCACCGATTAAGATGGGGTCTTTTTTATCTAACCTTTAAAACTAGATGTTTCCTAAATCAGCATAGATTGCTGAAGTTGGTTGCATTAAGTTGATGTCCTCATAACACTCAATTCTCGCAGTAACCATATTTTGTTGGAAGTTAGATGCGTTCTCATAAGAAAACTCAATAGCTAATCCTTCAACTTCAACACGCTCACAGAAATTGTTATCCATAATTAAAACCTTGTCATCAGTAACCCAAGATGCAGCAATTACAGGTACTCCCCATATTGTGATACCACCATTTGGTGAAACGATAACTGAACCATTACCTGCGTAGTAACCAGCAGTAATTGTTTCTTTCAATAAACGACCTAATTGACTAGGGCTTACCAAAGCAACTGAAGCTACGAAGTTTGCAGACTTTTGGTTACCGATATAGTCAACTAATTGCTTTAAATCAACAGTTTCAGCAGTTGTAGTAGAACCTGTTGCAGCACCTGATACAGTTGCAAAGAAAGCAGCGTTTTCAGCTTTGAAGAAATCTCTTGTCAACATTCTTGGTAAAGTTGTGCTTAAGAAAGGCAAACTTCTAGCCATTTGTTTTGAGAATGTAGAGAAACCTGCGATGTAATCGTTAACCACTTTAACTTCGCT